GTACGTGGTTGGTTTAAAGATCCAAGTCTAGAAGACATGGGTCGTAAATATTGGAAGAAACGTTCATATATCTTCCAAGGATTTGTAACAGATAATCCACTGGCAGATGATGAGGCACCTGAAAATCCAATCAGACGCTTTATTATTGGTCCACAAATTTTCCAAATTATTAAGCAGGCACTTATGGATCCTGATATGGAAGAATTACCAACAGATTATACTGCTGGTGTAGACTTCCGTCTTAATAAAACTTCAAAAGGCGGATATGCTGACTACGGCACAAGTAATTGGGCACGTAGAGAGCGTCCATTAAGTGATGCCGAGATGAATGCAGTTAATACACATGGACTGTTTAATCTTAATGACTTCCTTCCTAAGAAGCCAGGTGAAATCGAAGTTAAAATTATGCAAGAGATGTTTGAAGCATCAGTAGATGGTGAAGCGTATGATCCAGATCGTTGGAGCAATTATTTCCGTCCAAGCGGAATGGCTGCACGTACTGGTGATCCGAACAAATCATCAACTAATGGTACAGCAACATCAATGACAGCTGACCCTAAACCAGTTGCAGAGGCTGCACCAGTAGCACCGACTCCAGCACCAGAAGCGGCTCCAGTCGCAGAAGCAGCAACAGCTGCACCAGCAGGTGATGGATCAGATATACTTGCAATGATTAGAGCACGTCAATCATAAAATAAACAAAGTGAGTAGGGGAGAGATCCCCTACTAAATTTTAACAAGGAGAAACTATGGCTAAATCATTTGACGTTAGTAAGTTCCGTAAGGACTTGACTAAAAGCATCTCAGGCATGAGTAGTGGCTTTAATGATCCAACAGATTGGATTAGTACAGGCTCGTATGCACTTAACTATCTTATCAGTGGCGACTTTCACAAAGGTGTTCCGCTAGGTAAGGTAACTGTGTTTGCAGGTGAATCAGGAGCAGGTAAAAGTTATTTCTGTTCAGGTAACATCGTAAAACACGCACAAGATCAAGGCATCTTTGTAGTACTAATTGACTCAGAGAACGCACTTGATGAATCGTGGCTACAAGCATTAGACGTAGACACGTCAGAAGAAAAACTACTAAAACTTAACATGAGTATGATTGATGATGTTGCTAAAACAGTATCAACATTTGTAGCAGACTATAAAGCAATGGCTGAAGAAGACAGACCAAAAGTATTGTTTGTGGTTGACTCTTTAGGTATGTTGTTAACACCTACAGACGTAGATCAGTTTAGTAAGGGTGATATGAAAGGTGATATGGGTCGTAAGCCTAAGCAATTGACCGCACTTGTTCGTAACACAGTTAACATGATTGGTTCACTTAATGTAGGACTAGTATGTACTAACCATACATACGCATCACAAGATATGTTTGATCCAGATGACAAGATCAGTGGTGGACAAGGTTTTGTTTATGCATCAAGTATTGTTGTTGCAATGAAGAAAATGAAACTTAAAGAAGACGAAGCTGGTAATAAGATCAGTGAAGTACGTGGTATTAGAGCAGGTTGTAAAGTAATGAAAACTCGTTATGCAAAACCGTTCGAAGGTGTACAAGTAAAGATTCCATATGAAACAGGTATGAATCCTTACAGTGGTCTTATTGAATTATTTGAGAAAAAAGGTTTGTTAGTAAAACAAGGCAATAGACTCAAGTATGTTGACTTAACTGGTGAAGAACATCTTGACTATCGTAAAGCATGGATGCAAGGCGATAAACTCGATTTAATTATGTCAGAATATGCTGAAAAAACTACGCCTGTGGTAAATACCGCTGACGAAGTTATCGACATTGATGACGAAGTTATGATCGAGGAGTAACTAAACAAATGGATGAAAGTATAATTTCTGACGTATGGTCTACAATGAAAGAGTTTCTAGACAAAAAACATATAGACATGGCTGCTGAAAAATATGTTGATTTGTTAGCAGATTATGGAGTAAGTGATGAAACACTTACTGAGTGTCTTGGTACAGAAGCACATTTAGATCAAGCAATTAACTATTACTTAGACGTTGAAGATTATGAAACATATGACGACGAAGAAGATGAATGGGATTAATTGATGGGTTGGTATAGTGAAGTTTCTAGAGATATTTCAAAAATCCCCTCAGCAATACAATACTTTGAAAACGAGTTGCTACAAGCTCGTAACGAATGTAAACTGAAAGGTAATGTTGAACGGGCGGCAGCAGAAATGCCGGGTATCGTAGAGCATCGCTTTAACCAATTACAAGAAATAGAAGCTATACTCAACTATCTAAATATTGAGCTACGTAGACTGCGTAGCTCATTTTTTAAGAAGTATCTTGAAAACTATCAACGAGCTCTGTCAAGCCGTGACGTTGAAAAATACGTAGACGGTGAGGCAGACGTTGTTGACTATGAAAAGATTATTAACGAGTTTGCACTAATGCGCAACAAGTGGTTAGGTGTGCTAAAAGCCCTTGACCAGAAGCAATGGCAAATTACAAATGTTGTTAAACTACGTGTAGCAGGTATGGAAGATGCATCTCTATAAATAATAATAGGAGACTGCAAATGGCAAGATTTAAATCAGATAAGGTACAAAAGTTTAGAACTATATGCGAAGTACATAGAGAAATTTATGACATTGTTTATGATATTAATGATGATAAAATTAAAAACGATATAGTAGATAAACTAGAAGAAGCCTTTATTATGGCTAAAAAAATGAATGAAAAACTTAGACAATACAAATTTAATTATGATGATAATTGGTGGGATCTGACAAGTAAAGAAATTCAAAATGAAAAACATACCTTAAGAAAATCTAGAGGCATCAATGGAAAATAGTTATTTAGGTTGGCGTGTTTTAGATGGTGATAGAACCTTAAGAAGAGCTTTTAAAAAATCTAACATTACAAATATTTTAGATTATCAAAAAGATCAATTAGATACTGCAATGAAATATTGTAAAAATTTTAGACATGCAATTGATGTTGGAGCCAATTATGGCATAATGTCAGCTAACATGTCTAAAGATTTTAAAAAAATTTCTGCATTTGAAATTGTTCCTGAAATTAATCACTGCTTAAAAGAAAATATAAAAAACTTTAATTTACATAATGTAGAAATATATGATTGCGGATTAGGTGAAAAAGAAGAAAAAGTTTTTATAAATTTTAATCCTAAAAGTACATTTTCAACACATGTCAGTACAAGTCAAGAAAGTACTAACAAAGTAAATATTTCTACATTAGATTCATATAATTTTGTAGATGTTGATTTTATAAAAATTGACGCAGAGGGATTTGAAAACTTTATAATTAAAGGCGGAATGAAAACAATTATAAAATATAATCCTATAATTCTTTATGAAAGAAAAACTAATTCAAAAAGATACGGCCTTGAAAAGAACTCAGTGCTTGATATGTTAGCTTCTTATGGTTACATAGAATTAGAAAATATAGGAAGCAAAAATGCTTTAATAGGTGTAAAATGAAACAAGTATATAATTATTTTTTACCCGATAGTGACAATCATTTTGAAAGGTTAATCACAAAACGTATACGGAATGGCGGCCCTCCAGAATACCAAGACGATGTTAGAGACGAAGCATACAAGTATATTACAGATTTTGATATTGCTATTGATGTTGGTGCTAATGTTGGATTATGGGCAAGACCACTTACTGAAAAGTTTAAACGTGTAATAGCATTTGAACCTCTTAAACAAGTGTATAGTTGTTTAGAGCGCAATGTATATGGATTACCTGTTGACGTACACCGATATGCGCTAGGTAATATTGATAGCAAAGTACAAATGATTTTTGATAGTGTTAATACTGGAAATAGCTTTGTAAGCGAAGTTGGTACAGGTTCAATTGATATTAAACGCATGGATAACTTAGATTTGCCTAAATTTGGATTACTAAAAATTGATTGTGAAAGACACGAACTGCAAGTTATTCAGGGTGCTGTAGAAACTATTACCAAATATAAACCTATTATTGTGTGTGAACAACACAAGGACACTGAATACTGTGCAGGTAATTTTTTAAAAGAATTAGGCGCTAAAGAAATAACAAATGTAAGAAAAGATTACATTTTTGGCTGGTAGTGATTAACTACGTACATAAATACCAGTATGCAAAAAGTAGTATTAGTAACAGGCGGCTTTGATCCTATACACTCAGGACACATAGAATATTTTAAAGCAGCAAAAAAATTAGGTGATTACCTTATAGTAGGTATTAATAGTGACGAATGGCTTACTCGTAAAAAGGGTAGGCCTTTTATGACATTTAAAGAACGTTGTGCAATTATTAAAGAATTGTCTGTTGTAGATAAAGTTATCGGATTTGATGATAACGACAACAGTGCGTGTCAAGCAATTTTCCATACTATGTCAACTAACACTGGTACAATTATATTTGCTAACGGTGGCGATAGAACAAACACAACTACACCTGAATATGCTACATACGGCGATCATCCTCAAATTGAATTTGCGTTCGGTATTGGCGGTGAGAACAAAGCCAACAGCAGTAGTTGGATACTAGACGAATGGAAAACACAAAAGACAGAACGTGACTGGGGGTACTGGCGTGTGTTAGATCATAAACCTGCACAAGGCTATAAAGTTAAAGAACTTGTAATTTACCCAGGCAAGTCATTAAGTGATCAAAAACATTTTAAACGATCTGAACAATGGATTGTACTAGAAGGAATTGTAGACATGACAACCGAATGGAATGGCATTCTTTCTTCGGTGCAGTTAGAGCCTCATCGGCTGCCGTATGAAATAGAAAAAGAAGTTTGGCATAAAGCATCAAATTCTAAAAAAGAAAACGCCCACATTTTAGAAATACAATGGGGTCAAGAATGTGTGGAGGAAGATATTGAAAGACGAGACTGAACAGTTAAGAGTATATGTAGGTTGGGACAGTAGAGAAGATATTGCCTATCAAGTGTGCAAAAAAAGCATAGAAGCATTGTCAACTATACCTGTTAAAGTTATACCGTTAAAACAGAAACAGTTACGTGCAAATGGTGATTATTGGAGAGAAGAAGATAAATTAGCTTCTACTGAATTTACATTTACAAGATTCCTTATTCCGCATTTAAATGGATATAAAGGATGGGCATTATTTGTTGACTGTGACTTTGTATTTTTAAAAGATATAAAACGGTTGTTTAACCAGCGTAATAACAAATATGCAGTAATGTGTGCGCAACACGACTACACTCCTAAAGAAGGAACAAAGATGGATGGCAAGCAACAGACTAACTATCCACGTAAAAATTGGTCAAGTATGATGCTCATAAACTGTGGACACCCTAGTAACAAAAAACTTACCATTGGTGTTGTTAACGATAAAGATACTACAGGTGCATACCTA